GATGGCTTAAAAAGTTCTGGTTATACAGAGTTGGTGATATGTCCGAGCACAGGCGGCACACAACTAAGTACGAAGATTTGTGTATGTAATGTTTAAGGTTTTGGTTATTGCATGCAGTGTGGCGGTGCCCGAAAACTGTTATCAGTACCACGACACAAGAGGGCCTTACGAAACACAGGAAAGATGTGCTAGCCGCGCTTATGACATGGGTAATGATATTGCTCAGTATAACAAGGGCAAGGTTATGCCAAGATCGTACAGGTGTATACCGTTGAAAGGGTCAAAACTATGATTCAAGCACTGATTGGACCAGTCACAGGACTGCTGGATAAATTTATTGAAGACAAAGATCAGAAAAACAAGCTGGCGCATGAACTTGCCACAATGGCAGATAAACATGCACAGGAACTTGCAAAAGGTCAGCTTGCTATAAACGCTGAAGAGGCCAAGCACCGTAGTATATTTGTGGCGGGTTGGCGTCCGTTCATCGGCTGGACATGCGGTATTGCGTTAATGGCGCACTTTGTTTTATTTCCGGCGACAGATTTCATTACAGCCTACATGGGACTTGAAGTACCGCCGATGCCTGCCTTTGACATGGAAAGCTTGATGACTGTATTGCTAGGCATGCTCGGTTTGGGTGGAATGCGTAGCTTTGAAAAGTTCAAGGGTGTGTCTAAGTGATTACGGTAGAGCAGTTTCTACGCTGGAAGGTTCTACCAAGATTTATGATGTTGGTTAGTACGGCTATGTCGTGGCGCTGTGCTGAATGGTTTATGGCTTTGGAAGATCCGACGGCGTCGCAGTCTGCTTTTGTAAGCGTAGTTATGGGAGTAATGACAGGTGTCTTCGGGATCTGGATGGGGCACGAACACAAAGACAACAAAGAGTAACAGTCCGTGCATAGGTGTTTGTACGCTTGACGAAGATGGTATAAGATGTATCGGGTGCGGTAGAACAATCGAAGAGATAATAAGTTATGGCAAAGCCCAGAATAAGTCAGTTCGCTGACGATTTAAACATTAGCAGGCCAAAAGCAAACAAGCTTATGAAGAAGGCTCGTGGTCGCAAAGACGGCGGGTCTGAAATACTAGACAGTTATTCTCCAGAGCTACGCAAGAAGATGCAACGCTTTGAAGATGCAGAGCGCATATTCACCGAAGACACAAGGATTGGTACAATGTCTGAAGACAAAAAGAAAAAGATGAAGCTGCCTAAGTCAAAGAAGAAGATGCTTGAGCGCTATGAAAATGATCGTGCGCCTAGCAACCCCGGCACCTTATATGATGCTATGGAGCAAGCTGACTTAGACGCGGACGTAGAAAACCGCGCTATGGGCGGCATGTGTCGTGGTGGCGGCAAAGCAATTCAAGGCACGAAGTTTCGCGGAGTTAGCTAATGGCTGATCCCGGCGGCTTAGGACCAGATTCTAATAAGCAAAAAGGTGACTTCGGTAAGGAGCCGGATGGATCCTTCTCCTCTCCCGGTAAAGTTGGACCAAACAGTGGATCTGACGCTACAGTGGAGAGAAACAGAGCGTCGGCAGCGCAAGCTGCGATGAGTGCTGGTAAGTTTAGCCCCGGTTTGGCTAGCGCTATGTATGGCACTAAGTACGGCGCTACTGTAGCGGGTGCTCCGTCTTTTGGACAGTTCGCCGAAAACCAAGGTATTACAGCAGATAATCCATACGGCAAACAGGGTGCCTTTAGCAAGTTTTTGGGGATAGATCCTAAAAATGTTAAATACAAAAACATAAACAACGCTGCGACTGCGTATAATAATTACTCAAAATTTATTAATCCAACCAATGATCCTAATCTTCCGGGCTACAACAATCAGTTTGCAACCGCTGAACCGGGTGAATTAAGGAAGGGCTTACAAACATTATTTACAACGCCGGAGACTTACTATGGCCCGGTGCAATCAAATTTTGAACAATTAGGACTGATGGACGCTGCTGCTTTTGGTATGCTCGGCTCGATTCTTCCGGGTGTGGGTCTTCTAGCACCAAGAGAATACGGTCTCGCAGGCACACCTTTTACACCGGATTTCCAGAATGTAGATGAAAGCCCATACTCTACTGCCTTACGCGCTGTTGTTGGTATAGGCACTGGAGAGGTTTCTAGAGCTACATCCGCTACAAAGACGGGTATAGAAAGTTTAGCAGACAGACTTAGATCAGAACTTAGCCCCGATACAGCTTCTTCCCCAGTAGAGTCGGTTACTGAACAGGCTCCTGTACAGGGATTTGAAGACGCTAAATCACAGTTCAGCACTGGTGTTACAAGACCAGAAACCACTATGCAAAAGTACGATCCAGAAACACCTCAACTATTAGGTGTGTTTTCTACAGGAGTTGGTCAGTTTTTAGGACAGCCTACTTTAGACAACCCAGTACCATCTTTAAACAACATTGGCTTATATTAAGGGAAGACAATGAAAATACAAATTACGCTAATTCCAGACGGTATGGACTTGAGCAAAGCTATTCAGGACGGCATGCCTGTTGAGCCGATGGAAGAGGCTTGTCCGATTGCTACACAGGACGTTGATACTAACGAAGAAAACCGTCGTCTTGCTGTTAAAGAAAATCAGTATGGGCCAGCTATCAACCCAGAAGAAAGCTGTGGAACCTGTTCCGTGTTTAATATCACGGAACACATGCAGCAGTGCATGAAAGATGAGTCTGGTGAGGTTGGCTATTGCCAGTTGCTAAAGTTTATGTGCAGTGCTAAGAACAGTTGTGCAGAGTGGGCTGGGGGCGGTCCGATGACAGATTTGCCCGGTGAGCATGAAGAAGGCCCATGTGACTGCGGTAAACCTGACTGCGACTGTGGTATGTAATGGACGCAATAGATTTTTTAAAAAAATACCAAAGACTCTTGAATACCCGAATAGAAGAGCTTAGTCTATCAGTGACTAGCGGCAGTGCTGTTAGCTACGAAGATTACAAAGCAAGAGTTGGCGAAATACAGGGTGTCGCCTTTGCTCTTGATGAACTTAAATCCCTGCTACAAAAGGCTAACTATGACGAAGACTCTCTTAGTACCTGACTACATCCTTGAGCAGCAACGTGCTAAAAAACAAGCCGAAGAAGCTGCAAAATCAAAATCAATCGCAGAACGAGTACCGCAGCCCACAGGTTGGCGGATTCTTGTTATGCCCTATATGGGCAGAGAAAAAACTGACGGCGGCGTTTACATCCCTGATGCCGCTCGTGAAAAAGAAGCCCGTGCGACAACCGTAGCTTATGTCGTAAAGGTTGGCCCCCTCGCATATCAAGACCCCAATAAGTTCGGCGACAATTGTGAGCCGTGGTGCAAGGAAGGCGACTGGGTGTGTATTGGGCGCTACGCTGGATCTCGCTTTAACATTGAAGGCGGCGAGGTTCGTATTATCAATGACGATGAAGTCATTGCCACCATCATCGACCCAGATGATATAAAAACATACGGAGTCTGAGTATGTCTGATGTAGCAGAAAAAGAAGAACTGGAAATCATTGAGCAAGAAGATGATTCACAGGAACTTGCTGTAGAGCAACAAGAGAACGTCGAGCCTGAAGATGATCAAGAAGCGCCCAAGAATGACAATGAGGAAGAGCTTGCTTCATATTCGGAGTCTGTTCAACGGCGCATTCGCACACTTACAGGCAAGTACCGTGAGGAAGAACGGCAAAGACAAGCTGCTATTGAATATGCCGAAGCCGTTAAGAAACAAAATGAAGAGTTAAAGTCAAAGCTAGAAAACCTAGATAAGTCTTATCAGGGTGAGTTTGGTAGTCGTGTTGAATCGCAGATTGAATCCGCCAAGCAGGCGTATCAAAAAGCATATGACGACGGCGATGCTGAAGCCATGTTTGAGGCGCAAAAGAATTTAAGTAAGCTGGCTTTAGATCAGGCACGGTTAGAAGAGTCTAAATCTAAGCGCGAAGCGGCGGCAGAAGTTGTTGAAGCACAGCCGCAACAGCAACAAAAACAGCCACAGCCGCAACAACAAGCCGCACCAGACCCCAAGGCAGAGGCTTGGGCGACCAAAAATGAGTGGTTTGGGCAGGATCAAACCATGACATATGCTGCTTTTGGCCTACATAGGCAATTAATTGAGGATGAAGGATTTGACCCATCGTCCGATGAGTACTATAATGAGCTTGATCGTAGAATACGGACCGAGTTTCCTCATAAGTTTAAGGAAAAGGTTCGTGATACGGGACCCAGAGTCGCTTCTGCTGAGTCCACGGCTTCTAAGTCGTCATCACCAAAGAAGCGCAGAACAGTCAAACTTACGCCTTCGCAAATTGCCATTGCGAAACGCTTGAATGTTCCGCTTGAAGAATATGCAAAGTACGTTAAGGAGTAAGGACATGGCTGATAGAACTACACGCGAATCAACATCACGCGCAAAAACCACACGGCGTAAGCCGTGGACACCGCCATCAAAGTTGGCAGCACCTGAAGCCCCAGCAGGCTATCAGCATCGTTGGATCCGCACATCAATTCGTGGTGAAGATGATCGCACAAATGTAGCCGCAAAGCTGCGGGAAGGATGGGAACCAGTCCGTGCGGATGAATATCCAGATCTGGCTGATCAGTTTCCAACAATTGATGATGGTAAGTACAGTGGAGTCATTGGTGTAGGCGGTTTAATGCTTGCACGGATTCCAGAAGAAACGGTTGAAGAAAGAACTGAGTATTATCGGGAGCAGACCCGCAATCAAATGAAGGCCGTTGACGATAACCTGATGAGGGAACAACATCCCTCAATGCCTATCCATAACGATAGGCAAAGTCGTGTATCATTCGGGGGCAAAGATTAGTCCCCTTAATCTGATAAGGAGTAAGTAATGGCAAACACTAATGTTGCCTTCGGCCTCAAGCCGATTAATACCGCAGGTAGCGCACCAGCTACTCAAGGTACTAATGCATACTTCATCGACAGCGCCGCTAGCGCGATCTTTCAGGGATCAATGGTAAAGGCCGATAACGGTGGTGAAATCGTTATTTGTTCTGCATCCGGCGATACTGAGGCTCCCGTTGGCGTTTTTGCTGGCTGTGAATATGTATCATCAACGACTGGTAAGAAAGTCTTCTCAAACTACTGGCCCGGTTCAGGTGCCGACACAAACTTCGATATCATCGGGTTTGTGTACGACAATCCGCTCCAGCGCTTTATAGTTGCGACAGACGCTACCATCACTAACAAAGCAACTGCTGTTGCTGCCATTTTTGAGAACTCACAGTTCAACAGTGGTGCAAGCGGTAGCACAACCACAGGCATTTCTAGCGCACAGCTTGATGTCGCAACTCTCGATTCATCTAACGCCTCTCTTCCTTTGAAGATTGTGGGTATTTTGGATGACGCCGAGAACGCCGACTTCACTGCCGCTGGTATTCCTATGATTGTGATGCTTAACAATCACGCGCTGCTTCAGTCTGATTCTGAAGCCGCTATTTCATAAGGGAGTGTAGATAATGGCTATTTCTCGCGCACAACTCGCCAAAGAACTAGAGCCGGGTCTAAACGCTCTCTTTGGTATGGAATATGGTCGCTACGAAGGTCAGCATTCTGAAATCTTCGACACTGAGGCATCAGATCGTGCCTTTGAAGAAGAGGTAATGCTGTCAGGTTTCGGGGCTGCGCCGACTAAAGGTGAAGGCACAGGTGTATCTTACGACGATGCACAGGAAGCTTACACTGCTCGGTACAACCACGAGACAGTAGCAATGGCTTTCTCAATCACTGAAGAAGCTGTTGAAGACAATCTGTATGATCGTCTGGCCTCTCGCTATACTCGTGCACTCGCACGGTCAATGGCACACACAAAGCAGGTTAAAGCTGCATCAATCCTGAACAACGCATTCTCTGCTGGCGCATTTGCTGGCGGTGACGGTGTTGCTCTTTGTGATGCATCGCACCCGCTGACATCAGGTGGCACTTTCGCCAACGAACCATCAGTAGCTGCTGATTTGAACGAAACTTCTTTGGAAGACGCTCTGATCAACATTGCTGGTTTTGTTGATGAGCGTGGCCTGATTGTTGCTCTTCGTGGTATGAAGCTGATCATCCCACGTCAGTTGCAGTTCGTTGCAGAACGTCTGCTCGTATCAAACCTTCGGGTAGGTACAGCCGACAATGATATCAACGCTATCAAGTCATCAGGCATGCTGCCTGAAGGTTATGTAGTCAACGACTACTTGACCGACACTGATGCGTTTTTCATCAAGACTGACGCACCGAATGGCCTAAAGCACTTTGAGCGTTCTGCTCTTGCAACTAACATGGACCCAGACTTCGATACTGGTAACATGCGGTTCAAGGCCCGTGAGCGTTACAGCTTCGGCTTCTCAGACCCACGTTGTGTATTCGGTTCACCGGGCGCATAATTGTAGGCATAATAAAGTAGAAGGGCGGCTATTCAGTCGCCCTTTTTTTATGTATAATCACTTATCCCTGACAGTCGCATGGTGCGGCTGACACTAGCCACGACAGGAGATCTAAATGGCTCGTTCTACTTTCTCCGGTCCCGTCAAGTCTGACGCGGCCTTCATTTATCCGGTTGTTACAACTGCGAACCTTCCAGCAAACGCGGATGTTCCCGAAGGGACTGTTTATGTAATCAGCGACAATGGTTCTGGTAACAACGAGTATTGTTTGGTAATCAACACAGGCGCTGCTTGGGTTACCGCTATAGGCGCGGCACTTAGCTAGTAGGAGGGCGTAATGGCTGCTTCTATTACAGCAAAAACAGTTACAGCTACCGGAACAGTGCTGGGTGGTAGAAATCGTTTAAAAGCTTTCTATGTAAAGACAGCTTCCAGCGGGTCACCTGCGGTGGTGTTTAAAAACGGCAGCGGCGGTGCAACTCAACTGTCTATGGTGTTTCACACATCGGATGACAATCAAATCACCATACCCGATCACGGTATGATCTTCGATGACGAGTGTCATGTGACGCTTACCAACGTGGATTCGCTCACTGGATTCTTTGGCTAATGGCTAGAAAGCCAGCCAAAATGCCAAGTCGTAACAAGAAAAATTTCCGCTCCACAAAATCTGGAGCGGGGATGACCAAGGCTGGTGTGGCGGCGTACCGCCGTGCCAACCCCGGGTCAAAGTTAAAGACCGCTGTTACTGGTAAAGTAAAGAAGGGGTCAGCATCTGCTAAACGTCGCGCTTCATACTGTAGTCGTTCAAAAGGACAGATGAAGATGCACAACATTAATTGTAGCAAGACGCCTAAAAAGCGTATCTGCGCTGCCCGGCGGAGATGGAAATGTTAAACATATTCGTTACGGCTATACTTGGTTTTGTGGCTTGGATTGCAATGTCGATTGTAGATCTAAAGACAGATACGGCTGTAATAAATCAGAAAGTTAGCGAAAATCACAAGATGTTAACAGTCTTGTGGGATGATTTTTTGGAGAACAGAGATGGCGATATCGCGTGGGTCAATGAGACAGCAGGTGTCAAAGCCTCCACAAAAAAGCAAGTGGAGTAAAAAACGTAAAACAAAAGTAAACTGCAAACGTCCACGCGGGTTTAGTGAAAAGGCACACTGTGCAGCAAAAAGGAAAAGGAAGAATGGCTAAAGATGCATGTTACCAAAAAGTTAAGCGCAGATATAAGGTCTTCCCGTCGGCGTATGCAAGCGGGGCAATCGCCAAGTGTCGTAAAGTCGGTGCAGCAAACTGGGGGAACAAAACTAAAAAAGCCAAAGGTGGAACATACAAGTACCGCACAACCAACATATATTGATAGTGGCGACATAAAGCTGACGCCACGATAGGGAGATAAAAATGGTAGTGGCAGAAGTGCTGACCGGAATTGCTCTAGTACAGCAGTCTGTCAAATTTATCAAAGAAAACATATCCACAGCGCAGGATATAGGACAGATAGCTGGTCAGATAGACAGTCTACTAACTGGCGAGAAGCAGGTACAAGAACAACGTGCGAAGAAATCAGGTTCAGGAATAGGTGATCAGTTTGGTATTAATAAGGTCGCGCAAGAAGTTATAGATGCTAGGTTAGCGCAAGAAAAAATAAACGAAATGCGTACACTGGTCGATATGCGCTTTGGACCGGGGACTTGGCAGAGTATTGTAGATGAACGAGCCAGACGGATACAGGAAGCAAAGGAGCAGGCCGCGCAGGCTAGAAAAGAACAAAGGTTAAAGCAGCAAGAACTAGAGGAAGCCATAAAGACTACTTTAATAATCGGGGGTGTTATTCTAGTTGCTGTAGCATTGTTTGCGTTTCTAATGGTGTCTGTAGCGTGGGCCGCAGGATATTAATATGGCAGTAAGAAAGACCAAAAAAGGTGCGTCACTCAAGCGGTGGTTCAAAGAAGAATGGAAAGATGTACGCACGGGGAAGCCGTGTGGGCGTCGCAAGGGTGAAAAACGGGGTACTCCATATTGTCGCCCCTCCAAACGTGTCAGTTCTAAAACTCCCAAAACCTCGGGAGAAATGACAGCCGCTGAAAAACGTAGTAGAATATCACAGAAGAAAAGTTTAGGTCAGCCAGCAGGCAAGCCACGTCGTGTTAAATCACTAAAGAGAAGGAAGAAATAATGTCACACTGTTCTCCTCGTAAAGCTATGGGCGGCGCTATGTCTATGCCCACTCGTAACAGCAAAGGTCCTATGCGGAATCGTTTTAAAATGGGCGGCGGTAACTTCCCTGATTTAAGTGGTGACGGAAAGGTTACACAAAAAGACATTTTAATTGGTAAAGGCGTAGTCAAAAAAGGTTACGGCGGCACACACAGGAAGAAGTAAATGGCAACTTCAGGATCGTACAACTTTGAGCTAGACGTAGCTGAGATTATCGAAGAAGCATACGAGCGGTGCGGTCTTGAATTACGCACGGGCTACGATGCTAAAACAGCACGTCGCTCTCTTAACTTAATGTTTGCGGATTGGGCCAACCGTGGTCTTAACTTGTGGACAGTGAAGCAAGGCACACAAGCTTTGACTCAGGGCACAGCTACCTACGCATTTAACGCAACATACACTGACCTGCTAGAAGTTGTGATTCGTCGCAGCGGTGTAGACTACGAGCTAACCCGCATGTCCCGCGCAGAATACTTGGCACTGCCTAACAAGACAACACAAGGCCGTCCTAGCCAGTATTACTACAACCGCAAGATTATCCCAGAGATTACATTGTGGACCACACCCGAAAACTCCACTGACACGTTGGTGTACTACTATGTGTCTCGTATTGAAGATGCCGACACGCTAGTTAATACAAATGATCTGCCTTTCCGGTTCTACCCTTGTATGGTAGCTGGCTTGGCGTACTACTTATCTGTAAAGAAGGCACCAGAACGTGTGCAGTTGCTGAAGTCCATGTACGAAGAAGAGTTCCAACGTGCGGCGGCAGAAGACGAAGATCGTGTGCCACTCAAGATTCAGCCAAGTATACAATACTTGAGGGTTAACTAATGGCGCGATATGCTTCAGGTAAAAAAGCTTGGGGTTACTCAGACAGATCCGGGTTTCGGTATCGTCTGGCTGAAATGATCACTGAGTGGAATGGCGCTAAAGTTGGCCCGGATGAGTACGAGCCAAAGCACCCGCAGCTAGAGCCGATACGTCCGGGTTCTGACCCGCAAGCTTTGTATCAGCCAAGACCAGATCAACGGACTGAGACAGAAGGTCAAAGACTTCTTCTAACCCCAAATCCTTTTGAATCAGGAACGGCTGGATCTTCAGTTATAACTGTGTTTGAGCCTTCTCATAACCGCAGCACATCGGACGTTGTTATTTTTCGTAAGGTAAATGCATTTGACGGATTTACTTCTGCTAATCTACAAAAGGCCGCAGGATTTTCAATTACTGTTGTAGACTCTAATTCTTACACCATAACTGCGGTTGGCACAGCATCTGTTGGTAATTTAAGAGGGGGCGGACTTAATATAACTGTTGCACCCGGAACAGCGTCATCTACAGCCGCATCGACCTTTGACGCAACAAATGTTACACTCGACTCAACAAATAAGACTTTCGACGAGGGTTAAATGGCAAAGCAGGCAGTAGGAATTGGAACAACGGCAAATGACGGCACTGGAGACAGTCTTCGTGTTGGTGCGGACAAAATAAACGATAACTTTGATGAGATTTATGCAGCGTTAGGTAATAGTTCCAATGTCCTAACGGATATTATAGATGCAAACGGTCTTTTGGACGTTAGTTCCGGGGCCAATAAAATAGTATTTTATTACGCTGCTCTTAGTGATTTACCAAGTGCATCCACATATCACGGGGCTGTGGCTCATGTTCATGCAACGGGTGGTCTTTATTTTGCTCATGGTGGTAACTGGCTTAAATTGAACGACGAAACTAGTGGTCCAGTGACTAAATACACAACGACTGCGGCGACAGGATCTGCTTATCAATTTTCTGGACCGGGAGCTACTGCTGGAAACAACCCCAATTTTAGCTTTTACAAAGGTCACACTTACCTGATAGATAACTCTTCGTATGTTAGCGGTCACCCGCTACAGATAAGAACTTCTTCTGGCGGCTCGGCTTTTACAACAGGTGTTACAGATAATTTCAATAGCACTCAGGGGTTAACTCAATTTATTGTTCCGCATGAGCCTAGTGATACGTCTTTGGTATATCAATGCACCACTCATAGCGGCATGGTTGGAAACATAACAATAGTATAGTGAACATAAAATGTCTTTTACATACGCAGAGCTAAAAACAGCTATTCAGGATTTTGCAGAGAACACGGAAACAACTTTCGTGACGAACCTGCCTGTGTTTATACGCAGCGCAGAAGACCGGGTGTTTACACTTGTTGACTTAGAACTATTTCGCAAAAACGCAAATGCCACACTAACACTTGGAAGTGAATATTTGACGGTTCCTAGTGATTACCTTGCCCCTTTTTCTCTACAGATAACCACAGCAGGTAGCAAATCATTTTTAGATTTTAAGGATGTGAACTTTATTCAACGGTATGCGATAGATACGAATGCTAACGGTACACCAAAATACTACGGTGTATTTGATGTAAACAATTTTATACTTAGCCCCACACCAGACGCAGCCTATACAACAGAACTTCATTATTACTATCGCCCAACCAGCTTAACGGCAGGAGTTGACAGTGGCACAAGCTGGCTGAGCACTAACGCTCCAAACGTCCTTCTTTACGGCTCACTTGTCGAGGCGTATACTTACATGAAGGGCGAAGCAGACATGATGCAACTGTACGAACAAAGGTTTGCACAGGAAATACAGCGTCTAAAAGATTTGGCAGAAGCTAGAGAGAATAGCGATGCCTACAGGAGAGGTCTACCTGATAGGCCACGCACTTAACTAGGAGTAAAGAACGATGGCAACATCAAACGCAGCAACCACCTACTTGGAGAACAAGCTTCTTAGCTTTCTCTTCAAAAATAACGCTGGAAGTCTTTCGACCCCGGGCGACAGTATTTATGTTGGGCTAGCAACGGCAGTAAGTGACGCGGAAGCTGGCTCATTAACAGAAGCTACTTTTGGAAGTTACGCTAGACAGCAAGTCACAGCAGCAAATTGGACTTTGGCTTCTTCTTCTGCTGACCAACAAACGGTAACAAACGCGGCAAACATTGAGTTTCCTGCATCCACGGGTACATCAAACACTATTACACATGCCTTTATTGTAGACGCGGCTAGCTCTGGAAACATTTTGTTCGTTGGCGCACTCGACGCTAACAAAACGATAGCCAGTGGAGACATCTTTAGAATCAATGCAAGTAACTTAACTATTGAGTTGAAGTAATGGCACTGGTCCTTAAAGATCGTGTAAAAGAAACCACAACCACCACAGGCACTGGCACATACACACTAGCTGGCGCGGTAACTGGTTTTGAAACATTTGGTGAAGTGGGTGATGGCAACACTACCTACTATACATGCACCGATGGAACGGACTTTGAGACAGGTATTGGCACCTACACGACTTCTGGCACGACATTAGCTCGTACAACTATCTTGCAGTCCAGTAATTCAGATGCTGCGGTGAATTGGACTTCAGGAACCCGTACAATATTTTGTACCTTGCCAGCAGAAAAAATGGTTTTTTTAGATGCTAGCGGAAGCGTACAAGGGTTTACAGAGCAAGACCCGCAAGCGCTGGCTTTTGCAATTGCGTTAGGATAAAGACATGGCGAACTCGTTTAAGACAGTCACAGACACAGCGGTAGGTACGAGTCCGGCTACAATCTACACCTGCCCCGCCGCTACAGAAACAACCATCATCGGCCTGAACGTGGCTAACATCCTGACATCTACAATCACTGTGGATGTTCAGTTAGAAAACAATGATGGCGACAATGTGTATATCGTAAAGGACGCAATTGTCCCTGTTGGGTCTTCGCTCGTTGCAGTTGGGGGTGATCAAAAGATTGTTATGAACGCATCAGATGTGCTGAAGGTTACGGCTAGTCAGGCAAGCGGCGCGGACGTAACAATGTCAATTCTGGAGATTACCTGATGCCTATTAGTGTTGTTGGTACAAGCGGCATGCCTTCTGGGTCTGTGTTGCAGGTTGTTCAAGGCATTGCGAGTTCACAAGTACAACACACAACATCTTACGGTGACACAGGTTTATCGGCATCAATCACACCTACGTTAACAAGTAGTAAAATACTAATTAAAGTAGATCAACATTGTTATGCGCAACGATATGGCGGTTCGTTAAAACTCTTACGAAACACAACGGATGTTTGGGAACACAGAGCAGGGTATGGGGTGTATTTTAACCCCAATGCGAACATCGGTGCTCGTCTTTCGCAGTCATTTAACTATCTAGATTCGCCTTCCTCGACTTCTCAACTGACCTATAAAACACAGGGTAAACAGTACAACAGCGGCAGTCTATTTATGACACAGGATGGCAATTTCTTTGATAGTTTCATTACACTGATGGAGATCGCAGGATGAGCTATGTAGGCGGCGCACCCGCAAAATCCCTAGCATCCCCAACCAGCCAGTATTTCAATGGCGATGGTTCAAATACTTCGTTCACACTAAACCGGGCCGTGAACGTATCTGAAGAGCTAGAAGTTTTTGTAAACAACGTCCAACAGGAGCCGGGGGTTGGCAAGTCATACACAGCCAGCGGCACCTCACTGACCTTTGACGCCGCTCCGTCTTCTGGCACCAATAACGTATATGTCGTGTACCGTGGGTTTTCAGAACGCGCTATTCGGCTTGAGGCCACTGGCGCGGCTGGCGCTGGCTATTTCCAAGGTGAAAACGGCGCGGTTGGTGACACAACAAACGGCAAGGGTGACATCTTCCGTGTACACGAAAAGCAACTTGATACTAGCGTTACAATTGCTGGTACGGACAATGCTCTTTGTGCGGGTCCGTTGACGTTAGCAACAGGGGTGGTTATCACAGTTTCTACTGGTGGTACATTGGTGATAGCATGAGCGAGTTAAGAGCAGACACAATCAGTGCCGCAAATGGCACCAGTCCAGTCACGCTGACCAAGCAACAGACTGCAAAGTGTATGGCGGCAGTTAATATGTCTGGAACAGCAGAACTAACCGCGAATGTTAGTGGTGCTATAAATTCCAGCAGCCTCACCGATAATGGTACGGGTGATGGCACCACGTCGTTTACTAATAATATGTCGGCTGCACTTTACTATGTAAATGCAGATGATACGGGGCGGTTATCAGATGTCTTTACAAGAACCGCCTGTATCTTTCACGATTATGGAACCGGAGTTAGTAATTCTAAAACTGGTATGACAACCGGTTCTATAAGACAAATAGCATATTATGAAGGAAGTAGTAGATCACATTATGATTATGCGTATTACTTTGTTGTACACGGAGACTTAGCATGAGTGAGATAAAAGTAGATACACTCACTGGCAAGACCACCGCCAACGACATCACCGTGACGGCTGGTGCTACTGCTACTATGTCTCTGGAACAGGGGTTGGCGAAGTGTTGGTCAAACGTAAGTAGTTCTCAAGTAATTAATGACAGCCTAAATGTAAGCAGTATTACTGATAGTGCTACTGGAAACTATGATTTAAATTGGACAAACTCGTTTAATAATACTAGCTACAGTCACGTTGGCTCAGATGGATTTTATGGAAATTTTAACACAGAGCCGAATACGTTATCTACTGGTGAAGCAAATGTTTATATTTATAACAACTCTTTTGCATCAACCGATGCTTCATTTGCAGCAAGTGCATTTGTCAAAATTGCCTCATAATTTCCTGTTCCAAAATCAGTTA